GGCGTCGACATCACGGAAGACGAGAGCGCAGACATCGTTAATAAGTGGCGCGATTCTTACTACGAAATCACTGAAGGTTGGCGCACATGCCACAGCGTACTGCCGACCATTATGCGCGGTGCGACAGGAGCCGCCGTAGACCCTTGGGGTATGGTAACGCCATGTGCCGAAGGATTAAAAACACCAAAAGGTATGATCCGATACCCAGACTTGCGCACCGAGCGTAACGACGACAACCGCATGGAGTTCGTCTACGGTCACGGGCGTAACAAGGCGCGTATATACGCAGGGAAGATCGACGAGAACATCGTCCAGCACCTTGCCAGATGCGTGATAGCAGACAACGCACTAACTGTGCAAAAACTTACCAACCTAATTCCTGCGCTGATGGTGCATGACGAGTTGGTTTATGTCGTCCCAGAGGACGACGCCGAGGCAGTACTATCGACAGTTCAAGAGGTCATGCGAACACCGCCAGAGTGGTGGCCTGAACTTGTAACATGGTCGGAAGGTGACATCGCGGACACTTACGGTGACGCAAAATGACACTGCCTGACACTGCTTGGGACACCCTTCACACAATAAGTTTGACGTGCGTACGTGTTCAAGTTATGTTATATACATGTAAACACGTAACGAGAAGGAGCTTGTTTTATCTTGGTTACAGAAGGGGAGCTACCAGAATGCACTAACATTCTGCTTCGTAACCCAGACAGTATTAAGGATTGGCTGTCGATAGCTGACAAGCACATGCAGACCTACGCTGAAAACCCTAATTTGTTTTTACTGCCTAGAGCGCATGAGTTTTTGAAGCCGCTAATCGAAAGCTACGCAGATAATACTGAAGGGTTTATCGAATATTTAACCGGACTACGGGATTGTTTTGACAGAGGTACGAGGCAGTTTTCGGACATCCAATCAGTTTACCGCAGAGTAAATGGAAGACATGTGCAACAAACTAGACGTGAGCGCATAAATCGTGCGGTAAGCAAAGCAGAGGAACTTTACGGAGAGATACCTTTCACTCACCGAATGAGGTGGATGGCAGAGTTGGAACATGAGTGGGCGCAACGTCGCCTAATGTTCCTAGAGGTTCAACGTGAACGACTTAAGCAAGAGCGGCTGAGCAGCGAGCAGAGAACAGAGTACCTGCTTGAGTTCTGGGATGCCATAGACACAGAAATTTACGAAGAGAAGGTACCGCCGTGGAACTAACCAAACCTTGGAGCTACTCAGCTCTAACCGCATTTGAAACCTGCCCCCGACGCTTCCAGCTGACTAGGGTAACAAAAGAAGTGTTCGAGCCTCAGACAGAAGCTACGCTGTGGGGCAACAAGGTACACAAAGCGTTAGAGAATTTCGCCAAGGATGGCACGCCGCTTCCTCCGGACATGGAGAAGTACGCACGGTATGTAAAGAAGATTCAAAGCTATGAAGGCAAGCGCGTGGTTGAGGAACGTATCGCGCTTGACCGCAACTTCCGTCCAACGAAGTGGATGGCTAAAGACGTATGGGTCCGAGGCATCATCGACATCGGCGTTGTAGGTTCCGAGAAAGCCTACCTACTGGACTGGAAGACAGGCAAGCGTAAGCCTGACAACGACCAACTCAAGCTATTCGCGGCACTAGCGTTCGCTGTGTACCCGTGGGTAGATAAAGTCACCACAGGGTTTATCTGGTTAAAGAGCGGCGAGTTCGACAAGGATGTGTTCACACGTGACCAGCTACCAGACATATGGAACGAGTTCATGCCAAGGCTTGAGCGCGTGGCTGTAGCCTACGACAGCGATAAATGGACGCCTAAGCCTTCTGGGCTTTGCAAAAACTGGTGCCCAGTAGGCAGAAATAAGTGTGAGTTCTGTGGAGTTTAACAATGACAGAAGATTTGGGATTAAGAAATTTAACTAACGACGAGCTAGTAGTTTGGGGGTTCGGCAGAGAAAAGCTAACGCAGTTAGAAATTGAGTTGCTGCACCGTTTGGAGAACATCCAAGCCCAGAGATTGGAGTTTGTTGAGCGCATCATGGCAGCGCCATGCAACAACTGCATCCATCTTGAAAGCATAATTCCTGACGACGCTATCGAAGATATTGAGCAGCTGGCTATGGAGCTACCGTCATGGCAATGACCCCAGAGGGCAAAGTCAAAAAGAAAGTTAAAGAGTACCTCCAGTCCATTGGCGCTTGGTACTACATGCCCGTATCTAACGGCATGGGTCGCGTCGGGTGCCCTGATATATTGGTTTGCCACAAAGGTCTTTTCTACGCGTTTGAAACTAAAGCGCCCGGGAAAATCAAGAACACGACACCCAATCAGGACCGTGAGATCGAAGGAATCAACGCAGCAGGTGGCAACGCATATGTTGTCGACGACGTTGAACAAGTGAAGGAGATCATCGGTGACTAAATCATCCAAGAAAGAACTTGAGACTAAGGCTGAGTACAACAAACGGCCCGACGTTCAGAAGAAACGCGTAGCCCAGAACAAAGCACGACGCGAAGCTATCCGCGATGGGCGCGCAAAGAAAGGCGATGGTAAAGACGTTGACCACAAGAAGCCACTGGATAAAGGCGGCAGCACGGACAAGTCGAATACCAGAGTTGTTAGCAAGAAAACCAATCGCGGATGGCGCAAGAAGAACCCTGAGATGTACACAAAGAGGAGCAAATGATGGAGACAGATAACACTGATGAACGAGTGTGGTCATACCTGCTGCGTAACCGGCAGACGGCTACCGCCGAGGACGTTGCACTGAACTGTGACGTTACCGTAGAAGAAGCCCAGAGATACATTGACCGCATTGGTTCGCCAGACTGGCGCAATGTGTCAACGCGTGAACATCCTGTGTTTGTTAAGAACGACAGCGACAAACCGCGCATGGACTTGCTTCCACCTGAGATGCTTATCGGCGTCTCTAATGTTCTTACTTACGGAGCCAAAAAGTATTCAGCGAACAACTGGGCCAACGGAGCAGACTGGGGTCGTTACTACGGCGCTATGATGCGGCACATGGTTGCTTGGTGGAGCGGCGAAGACGTCGACGACGAGACAGGGTTTTCACACTTGCACCATGCTGGGTGCTGCCTTGCCTTCCTGATGGCGTACGAGAACAGAGGTCTGGGAACAGACGATAGACCAAAAGGTGCAAGCAATGCTGGTATGGACGGACAAAAAAGCTCTAGTTCTGAAGCTGCGTGATCCTTCACGCGTAACGAACATCATCCCAACTGCCAAAGAGTTTTCTGTTAAAGGCGTACCCTACGTCGCAGTACCCCACAAAGTCACAGAGACTAAGGTTCTTAGAAACCTAGGGTACGAGGCACCTGCGCCTATACGGGAATACTATCAATGGCCCGGACGTTACAAACCGTTCGACGCACAGCGCGAGGCTGCGGCGTTCCTTTCTATGTACGACAGGGCGTTTAACTTGAGCGAGTTGGGTACAGGTAAATCGTTGGCGTCGTTGTGGGCCTATGACTATCTGCGTAGCGTCGGGAAGCTGAACAAAGTCTTGGTTATATCCCCGCTGTCTACGCTCGAAAGGACTTGGGCTGACGAGGTGTTCCAACACTTCCCTCACCTGTCGTACACCGTACTGCACGGATCGCGTGACAAGCGCATCAAACTACTGAAGGAAGACTTCGACGTTTACATCATTAACCACGATGGTGTGCAGATCATCGAACCTCACCTGAAGGACCGCAGCGACATCGACTTGGTTATCGTCGACGAGATCGCACAGGCTGCGCGTAACGCAGGAACAGACCGCTGGAAGGCGATCAACAAAGTCATCAATAAGCACGGCACTCCACGGGCATGTTGGGGTATGACTGGTACGCCAACGCCGAACGCACCTACTGATGCTTGGGCGCAGTGCAGACTTATCGTTCCTAGTTCTGTGCCACCGTACTTCAACAGGTTTAAGGGCCAAGTCATGCGTCAGTTGTCGCAGTTCACTTGGGTTCCTAAGTCTGACGCCACGCAAATAGTCCACGACATTATGCAGCCAGCGGTTCGTTTTACGCGTGACGA